GTACGCTTTATGCGTCAAGGGTGCTGCAATTTTACAACACGCCACGATTGATTACAATTAACTCTGAGGGTGAGGGGCTTAACATCAAGCAGTTTAAGTTCCAGATTAATGAAGACCCGGAGAATGTGGATTTCTATGTGGCGAAGGTTACAGAAGTGGTTCCGCAAGACCAAGCGCAAGCTCAAGAAGGCCAAACTAAAGTATTTCGTACTAAAGGAATATTTGATGTCCGAGCGACTGTAGGCAGTAACTTGCCTTTTGCAAAACGTGCGAAAGCGGACACAGCAATGAAATTATTTCAATTAGGTGTTTTAACACCGAAGAGATTGTTAAAAGACTTAGACTATCCTCATGCGGATGAGATAGTTGGTGAATTAGAAAAACAACAAGCAGCTCAAGCGCAAGCTCAAGCGCAACAAGGGGGAAAATAATATGGCAGATCGTAAAGTAGTACCAGGTGCGCCCGCTGAGCCAACAGCCGCGCAACCAGCCGAAGGTCAACCGTCTCAAGAAGCAGTACAACAATTGGCTGATGCAATTTCTGGAGCACTCTCTGAAATTGTAAGTAAAATGCAAAAGGTTTTAATGGCCCTTCAGAAGATGGGCGTTAACCCTGAAGATCTTCAGCAAGTGGCTCAAGCCTATCAAATGTTTGAATCAAAAGTTTCAGAGGTTCTCGGAATGGGTGGCGAAGAAGCTCCCGAAGAAGAATCTCAACCAGCGGTTGTCTCTCAAGAGGGCGGCGCGACTGGTAAACCGGTATAAAAGGAATTTAAATGGAAAATAATACACCTGAAGCCGCACCTACAGAAGATGTCGATGCGCTACTTGAAAGTGTTTATAAGCCAGAAGCTCCCACACCACAAACGGAAGCTCCTCAAAAGCCAGCTCCAGAAGCTCCGGCTATTAAGAAGTTTACGCTTAAACGTGGGAATGATGTTTTTGAAAAAGATGAGACAGAAGTTCTAAGCCTTGCACAAAAGGGTTTGGATTATGATCTCAACAATCGCCTACTCCGACAGGAGCGCGAACTACTAGACTTAAAAAAGAAAGAACTGGGTGAAGTCGACCCAGAGCGAATTAAGATTTGGAAGCAATACGATGAGTTCGCTGCTTCGAAACCAGAATTTGCAGAAGCTGTACTTAAAGAATATCAGCGCCTTCAGATGGGTCTTAATCCAGAACAAGCTGCTAATCCCTTACTCGATAAGGTGATGAAGCTTGAATCTGAATTAAACCAATTTAAAAGCGTCGCTGAGAAGCAAAAGTTACAGAAAGAAGATCAAGAATTAGATCATGCGATTAAGGAGACTCGATCGAAAGTTCTCCCAGAAATTAACTGGGAAGCTGCGGACGAGAATGGACTTACGAATGAGCATAAAGTTCTTAGACATATGACAGATAATGGATTTCCAACGTTTAAAGCTGCGGCACTAGATTTATTTGCTGAAGAGGCAATGAATCAACGTGCACAAAAAGCGGCTGAAAAAGCGATTGAGGATCTGCAGTCTAAATATAAAAAAGGATTAGTGCTTAATAAGCGGATAACGGAACCAGGTTTCGTTAAAACGACGAAGTCTATTAGAGACACGACATACGATGAACTCCTCCAACAAAGCATGAACGAGTTAGGGATAGGAGGATAACATGGCCCTTACTTACGACCAAATCAGTGCAATCACTGAGAAAAACTTCATTAAGAAGTTGGTCGACAATATTTTCCGATCGAACGTTCTCACAGAGAGAATGCTTCGAAAAAACACGGTGAAACTCGCTGGTGGCGAGCGAATCGTTCAACCCGTTATGTATGCACAATCATCATCTGATGTTTGGTTCCAAGGAGCAGAAACTCTGAATACGACTGATGTCGAACAATTCAGTGCTTTCGAATTCCTTTGGAAGCAAGCTCAAGTGCCGATCAGCATTACACGACTTGATGAACTTAAGAACTCTGGCGATCAAGCCAAGCTTAATTTCGTTAAAGAAAAAGTTAATTCTGCTGAGATGACTTTGAAACAAGCCATCGGTGATGCGATGTACAACTCTGGCACAGATCCTAAGCAAATCGTCGGACTTTTGTCTGCCGTTGCTGCTTCAGGAACTTATGGTGGTGTTGTGCGATCAGAAAACTCTTGGGCTAACGCTCAATTGGATTCTAGCACCACGACCTTAAGCATTGCCCATTTGCAATCACAATGGGGTGCTGCGTCGATTGATGCTGATACACCCACAATCACTGTGACCACTCAAGCGATCTATAATCGCTATTATGGTCAACTACAGCCGCAACAACGCTTCCAAGATTCTGATACTGCTAAAGGCGGTTTCATTTCTTTGATGTTCAATGGTGCGCCATTCGTAGTGGATCATAAGGTCCCAACTAGTAACTTACTGATGCTCAATGAGAACTATCTCTATTTGGCTATCCATAAAGATGAGAACTTCCGATTCCGTAAGTTCATGGATGAATCTAAACAAGCTGTAATGACTGCTCGTATTTTCTTTGCGGGGAACTTGGTTTGCTCCAATCCTCGTATGCAAGCACGTTCATCGGCGTTGACATCGTAATAGGAAGGGAGAAATAAAATATGTTTCCTATTGTAAATATTCATCATGGAATTTCTGCCTATGTAGCTTCGGGTAGCCAAAAGCATGCCCCTGGCGACAGGATTGTGTATGGGGATGCCGAATACGTATTCATGTATAACGGATCCAACACTGCAATCACGGCAGGACATTTTGTACATATTCTAACTGGAGCGAGTGGATGGTCGGTTGTGCAATCAAGTGCAACAGGCGTTCAAAAGCCCGTTGGAGTTAACGTTCACTCACAAGCTGCTACTGGAGAATACTTCTGGGGTCTAGTTGGTGGAGTTTGCCCTCGTTTAGAGGTCACCTCTGCTCAGCCCGCAGGTACATTCATTTATGCGGCGGCGAACGGAACTGGTACTTCAACTCAGCCCACTGGATTGAATACTGCTCTTGGTTCGCTTGGATATATCGGCGCAGTCGGACAAGTAGTTAACAGCATTGCTGCTAACTCATCTGGAATGGTCTTTATATTCTAAGAATGCGGGGGGTGAAATTCCCCCCATTTTTTTATGCTAAGAAAAAACATAAATGTAGAACTCGAATACCAGCCGCCAATAGCGCATCCACCGATGCAGCTTCAGCACATGCATCAAAATACGGTGGCGAATGATACTTCCACGATTAACTTCTGGAAGGATATTTGGGTTAGAAACATTGCTTCTAATAAAGAAAAGTTCGGATCATTTTTAACTAACGGACTACATAAGCTTTATAGAATTTGGGATAAGCAACCCGTTATATTGATGGGCTCAGGTCCTTCATTAAAACAATATGCTAAATATTTAATTCCACACACTTCTGAAGATGGCGTTCAAAGAAAAGGTAATCCTGGTATTAAGGTCATGTCAGCTCTTCATAACTTTGCCTATCTTACTGATCTTGGAGTGCACGTTGATTATTGGGTCACTCTTGATGGCGGTGAGGTGGTTATTGATGAAATGTTTGATGGGGCTACTAAGAAAATTCCTAGCAATAAAATAATTGCTACGAATCTTATGACTCAAAAATTTGCCTTTGCTAAAAAGTCAGAAAATCCAGTCATAGAATTTGAAATCGAAGCCGGTCAAAGTATTCAGTTAGACATTTCTTTTAAAGAAAAACTACAAGGCGCGGTCGATCAGAAATTAATTAAGATCGAAGACGTGCCCGATCAGATTGATAAAGAGTTTTATCGAAACGCTGCTAAGAATCAGAAGTTAATTGCTTACATTGGAACCAACCCGAGACTTTGGGACAACTGGCTAGGCGAAGTTTATTGGTGCCAGTCCATCATGCCTAATCCAGATCTTAAAAGAAAAATGGATGAGATTGAGAAATATGAACTCATTGTTTCATCAGGTGGTAATGTTTTAGGCGCTTCGATGTATATCGCCAAAGCTATCTTTGGTTGTAATCCCTGTATATTTATGGGGGCTGATTTTAGTTTTTCATATGATAAACGGTTTCATTCGTTTGATTCTAAGTACGACACAGTTGGTCAAGGCATTCGAGTAAGAGACATTTATGGTAATGCGGTATGGAGTTGGAGTTCTTACTACGGCTTTAAGATGTGGTTTGACCTGAAATCCATGCAGGTCCCTGGTATTTATATAAACTGCTCAGATGGATGTATGGGCGCTTATGAAAATGGAAATATCATTTCAATAATTCAAAAACACATAGAAGATGTCTTAGAGATGTATCGAATGGTCGATTATCTCAAAGAGGAATGTGAAAATCCCGGGGGCATTGCTTCAGGGAAAGTGCTTTTTTAAGGAGGAAGTATGGCATTAACAGTAAGTCATTTAGGGAGTTCAGTTCACGGCAATCATAGATACATTGCTGCAAGGCTCACACCATCAACAACTGGTGAAGAAGTATGGACCACAGGACTTAATAATATTTTAGGGGGTTCAATTTGTTTAGGCTCAGCCGTAAGTGGTGGAGTTCGAATTGAATTGAATGAGTTATCAGCCTCTACAGCATCGCCTGGATCAGTAGCGATTCGATCGCATTCAGCCGGTGATGAAATTCAAATCATGGTATTTGGAGCCTAATGTGGCAGATCCAAGATTTTATGCATTAACAATTGCATCAGGAGCGACGTCTACCAACTCGGTTAGTGTGGGTGGATGTACACGACTAATGTTGTATCACTCAGGGATAACCGCATTTAATGCTGGCGCTGGGAATACTACACTAAGATTGTGTGGTGGTCCGTCAGGAGCGGCAGGATTTCAGTTGTTATCTGCAATTATTCAGACAGATACATCTGGCGGAGCTTATAACTTCCCAGTGGGAGCTGCAGGACTTCAACGATATTACATTGAAGTTGGAACCGCAGCATCAGCCAACGGAAGTGGTACATTATATTTAGTAGCTTCTGAAGATCGTTAATAAACAAATACGACTACCCTTAACTGGGCTCGTAAAGGAGTATATATGTCAGCGATAGCGCCAATTGATAAACCAGAGGCCATTGGGCGTATCTGGAATAATTCAGATAAAGAATATAAAGAAAAGTTTCGAGGTCAGTTAATTACAATCCCTGCTCGTGGATTTCATGAAATGGAATACTACGACGCCGTTATGTTTTTTGGCCAATACGTAAGGCCAGAAAAGGATGACTCAGGGAATTACATTAACTGTAAACCACTACGGTTAGAGAAGATCGCCTCAGGATCAACTGCCACCTCGACTAAATTTATATCTCATGCTGATGGCAAAGTATTTGCAACGGCTGAAGAGCTTGATGCTCACCTAAAGGCTAATGCAGATAAATTCATCCCACAAAAAGATGAAGAATTAGAAAAGGCTCTCGCTGCAAGGAATAAGACCGATGAAGCTTTAGGCAAAGTCATGGACGCTTTAAGTACATTAGCTACCAGACTAGATAAGCTTGAAGCTCCAAAGAGGGGTAAGAAGCGTGACACCAGCGGAGATCATAACAGCAGCGAGACAGTCGACTAATAACGAGTCGTCGACATATTTTTCCGACTCCGAACTTTATACTTATTTAGAGTTTGGAATAAAAGAAGCTTCGACTCAGTGTCTCGTCATTGAAACTACTGATACGACACTTGTGAGTGTTGCGGATCAGGCTGACTACACACTTCCAACGAATATCTTTTCTATTAAAAGAGTCACGTATGATGGTGTGAAGTTAAGACCTTCGACTCTAACGGAACTCGATAAGCTTACTTCGGCTATTCAAAATACAGATTCTACTGGAACTCCTAGATTTTATAATCATTGGGGAACTACTCTGACTCTGACTCCAACTCCTGATACATCTGCATTAGAAATTAAACTGTGGGCTTATAAAACTCAGCCTACGATTGATAGCATGACGACGTTGAGTGCTCCTGCTGAGTTACATCACTACTTTATCGATTATGTCGTTTATCGAATGTACTTAAAAGAAGGGGACGCTTCTAGATCCTCTTCTCATGCTCAACTTTGGGCTGATCATAAGAGATACATGCGGCAATACATGCAAGAGCGTAAACGTCGCGACGGATTTAATATCGTTCAAAACGAAGATCAAAGTATTAGTAACATTTTGGGTAAGGTGTAATGGCCAACACGAACGATAGGATGATTTATCAGATTCCGTTCTTTGATGGTGGAGTCCATACGAAGAGCTCATCTCATATCATTGGTGATAATGAATCACCTAGCGCCCTAAACGTTGATACTGAGGACAATGGCTCTGTTCGTACTCGTTATGGATCTACAGCTCTCACTCATCAAACTTTAGGGACCGGGACATGGTATGGGCTCACTACCTTCCAACCCATGAACGCAAATTCCCAATTAGTTGGTTGGTATGGCTCAGCCATGGTCCGTTATTCCGGCGGTACATTTGTTACTATTCCATCAAGTGAGGGGGTTTTTACTCAGGCGACAAATGTTGTTTACGATTCTTATGATGGATACCTCTTCATGAGTGATGGGGGAACTCCTTATAAATATAACGGGACAGAATTTACGAGGCACGGGATTGAGGTTCCATCCGCCGCTCTTGTGACTACTGCAGCTACCGCAGGCGCAAACACTGGCATTTATATGTACAAGTTTGCGTTTGTTAATTCTATGTCGGTGGGTGGAGATGTGGGCTCAGCGGTCACAATCAATTTCGGTGCCACCTCTAGTATTGCATCGATCACTGGTATCCCAACGGCTCCTATTTCATACGGTATTAATGCGAGATATATTTATAGAACTAAAACCGCTGGAAGTGTTTTTTACTACCTCGCTACCATTTCAGATAACACGACTACGACTTATAAGGATGAAGCCCTTGATACTACTTTGACTGAATTAGCTCCAACTGATCAGGGTAAACCGCCTAATTATATTAAGATTAGAGCGCATAAAGAGAGACTGTTCTTAGTCGATAGTACTGATCCTGCCACAGTTCAATATTCTGAAATAGGAAACCCGTATGTCGTTAAGGTTTTAAACTTTGAAGATATAGGACTGGGTGTTGGCAAGATTAAGATGCTTGCAGTTAGTTCCGATGGCGTCATAGTTGGTAAAAATAATAGTGAAACATGGCTATTATATTTAGCAGATAATGACCCTACTAATTGGCAGGTATTAAAATCAAATTCAGCTTACGGAAGTAACTGTGGGTTTAATATTAACTACGAAGATAAGGTATTTTTCTTAGGATGTATTGGCGACTCCCCTATGGGATTCGTTACTCTTAAGGGACTAAGTTTAGTTAATGAACCTGTAAGAACAGATATCTCAGCTACGATTACGGATTTGTTATCATTTAGAATTGAAGATCAGATCAATGATATTGCTAGAACGTATTTAGATAAAATTACTGGAGTTCATTTTAATAACAAGATCTATGTCACTTTTACTGATGCCAATGCAACGGCAAACAATAAAATGTTTGTTTATGATTATCAGAGAAGAAATGAATCTAGGGATATTGGATCATGGGTTCCTTGGAGCGGATTGAATATTGGTCACTTAGCCATATATGATAATAAGCTTTATGGAACTACGTCCGGTGAAGGCGTTGGAAAAGTTCTTCAGTTAGATAAAGAAGGTTTATTTTCAGATAGTGGAGTGGCGATTAACTCTTACTATGAAACTAAATTCTTCGGTGGATCTAAAAACGAAGAACAACACACTAAAGATTTTAGATGGCTTTATTTATGGGTTACCTTGCTTGGTAGTTGGTCCATGAATGTCCATAAGATCACTGACTTCGTATCTGGAGATGGTGAGATTTCAACTATAGATCTTACAAATGCAGCTACTGCCCTATGGGATGTAGCCCTATGGGATGTAGGAGTGTGGTCTGATTCTCTGACTGAAAAAGAATTTGCGATAGATTTAGGTAAACTACAATCAAGGCGTATTAAGTTTAAATTCACTAATCAAAATACGGCAGGACAAGCCTTTAAGGTGAATAGAGCGACGTTTGAATATATTTTAAGAACAAGGAGACGATTCAATGGCTGATTTAGCGGGCGAATATGAAAAAGTAAAATCTGGGCTAAGGGCTCAAGCGGGTGTTGCTAAACAAGCAGCTCAAAGACGAATTGCACAGAAGTTTGGTAATCGATTGGGCTCAGGAGCTATTGGAAAACTTGGCTTAGAATCCGAGCAGAATATTGATTTCGCTACTGAGCAGCAAATGGGGGCTTTAGATTTAGAGCAACAAAAAGCAGCTCGTGAAGAGCGATTAATGAAACAGGGTCAAGAGTTTCAAAGAGGCGAGCGAATTGGATCACAAGAGTTTGCCGGAACTCAGGCTGAGTTAGGACGTAAGTTCCAAACTGGTGAAAGATTGGGTTCTCAAGAATTCGCAGGTGGTCAAGCAGAACTGGGCAGACGATTTCAAACGTCTGAAAGAATTGGATCACAAGAATTTGCATCTGGAGAAAGACGTGGGGCTCAAGAATTCCAAGCCGGACAATCTAAGCTTGATCGTGCATTAACAGAGCGCGGAGTAAGTTTGGCTGAGAGACAATTCGATGAGCAAGTCAGACAGTATAATAAAGAGTGGGAAGAGAATCTAAAGACCAATTTGTTTAATAAAATAGTAGCTCTCAAAACTTCTGAGCTTGATCCGGAAGAACTTAATAAGTTAGCGGCATCACTTGGCTATGAAAGATCTCCAGGTAAGGCCGGAATGAAGGGCTATTCATCTGGAAGGGGATTTGCTCAATTTGGAAAAGATATTGGGCTGCCGAGCAATACTGAATATGACAAATTTATTTCTTGGTAAGGAGTTTTTATGGCGTTGAATACAGTAGGAGTTCCAACAGTAAAAGGCAGTAGTGGCGGCGGCATCATGGGAACTCTTGGTAATATTGGAGCTGGATTAGCTAGTCTTGGCGGATTAATAGCCGCTCCATTTACTGGCGGCGCTAGTTTGGCGGTTGGTGGAGCCGTTGCTGGTGGATTAGCGGGTGCCTCTACATTAGCTAACGTTGTAAATCCTGGAGAAGAGGGTAAACAAGTTCCATCGGTTCCACTTTCTGCTCCAGAGAGAAAACTTCAAGGAGATCCTAGAGCTGTTATTGGAACTCTAAATGAATCTATTGCTGCCCTTCAAAGGCAAGATCAAAAAACAAGAGCAGCTTATGAACCATTTCTAATGGCAGCTAAACAAGCAGCAGAATCGAGGATGGCATAATGGCATTAGTCGGAGTATCTCAACCAGGGTGGAACCCAAAAAAAGAAGAAAGTACATTTGATAAAGTTCTTAAGGGGCTTCAGGTTGCGGGGCAGTTAATTAATGTTGGAACCGGTGTTTATGAGGCTGCAATTAAATCTAAACAAGCTGGAACTGACGCTAAAATTGCAGATCTTAGAGATAAGGAATTTACTGTTAATGTAGCTAAAACTTTAAAGCCAGTAAGTGAGCAAGAATACCAAGCTGATCCACAAAATAAATTTAAATTAGATATCCCAGGTGTTGGTCCATATTTTGAACTCAGACCTGACCCAAAAGACGTATCCACTTATATTAACTTAGCAGAAAAAGGTTGGGGCAGAATTGTAAATGAACCTGCAGCAGTATCTGCTCAGCAGTCTGGTCAAAAACCAACAAAGCTAGATAACAATATTTATTTTTTAACAGATCCTGCCGGTGCCGAATTAGATCTTTCAAAAAGACGCGCTGATTTAGCTAAAGCATGGGCAGATATCAATAAGGTCACTAAAGAGACTGAAGGACTTGGAAAAGATTCTACTGAAAAAGTTAACAAAGCGGCTGATGATCTTCGAAAAGAGTTTGAATCTAAGCCAGAGGTTCGTGGTGCTAGAGATATTATCGCAATTGCAGATAGGGCTGATGAGCTTGTTAAAAGGAATACAGTATCTGATCAGGTTGCAATGGCTTATGGGTTCATTAGATCTCAAGGGCCTGGAGTTGTTTCACAGCAAGAATTGGATTTAGCTGCTAGAGGCGCATTCACAGATGAATTATTAAATAAATTTGGATGGACCCGCCTCAAAGATGGCCGATTCATGACTGAAGATCAAATGAAGGGTGTTGCGGACACACTCAAATCTACGGCTAACACTTACATTAAATCACTCGAGCCACAGGTTGCTACATATTCAAGATTGGCTAAAGATCGTGGGCTTAATGTGGATGATGTGATTATTCCTCTTCGAGTTAGACAACAACAATTGTTTCAAGAGTTAAATCCACAATACTTACTAAAAAAAGATCCAAAAGAAATGACTCCATTTGAAAAAGAACTATTTCAAAAGAATTATGGAGGCGGCGATGGCGGATCAAGATGATTTAATAAGAAAACGTCAGCAAGAGATTTTAAAAAAGACACCCAATAATGATTTTAATTCCACCTGGGAATCTCTTAAGCGAGGCGGTGAATCATTTGTAAAAGGAGCCGTTGGTGTTGCTACTGGAGTCGGAGAGGCCATGAATCCTCTGGCTATTCCCAATTCATTAGAAGTATTGGCAAGAGCGCCATTTCAAGACGTTGATCAATCCAAAGATTTTACATCTAGAATTGGTGAAAGATTTGAAAAGGCTAGAAAATCAGCATGGCTTCCAGAAGCTAGAATAGAACAGATAGCCCCAGGAATAAGAACCGGTGTAAGAGCTGTGGGTCAATTAGCTACCGGAGAAATACCTAAACTTGGCTCTATTTATTCTGAAGAGGTTGGGAAACAAGAAGCTTTTAAAGAATCTTTACCAGCAGGATCTCAAGAGGCTGGTGAGATTGGAACTGGGCTACTTTCATTAGGAATGCTTGCAAAACAAGGCATTACTGCAATTAAAACGTTAGCTGGAAAAGCAAAGGGACTAAAACCACCGGCAGATATTGTAAAGCGAGCAGATGAGGCTTTATCTAATCTTGGTGCTATAGAAAGAAAAGGTCCTCAAAAAGTTTTAAGAGAAATGACTGGTCCACTTCCAGTTGAAATAGAAAATGCAATTATAAATAGAACATCAAATGTTCAGGCTATTCTAAATGATCCAAATGCTAAAAACTCAGTATTTGAATCTGTTGAGGGGTTAAGAAAAAATCTTGCAGATGCT